AGTCGCCTTCCATCTTCGAAGAGACGGATTTGCGTTCGAAGTGCTTCATGCCATTAGGGCAATCGGTACGAAGGAACCAAGCATCCGTATCCGTGAAGCGATGGTTAACCATCCAGCCGCCCGGAACAGAGGACATGCTGTACATGGCATTTATATCGTTGTCTGCAGTCTCAACACGTAGAGGTGATTTGAGAATACGTTCAGCGACAAAGCTAGAATCCGTAGGAATATGCAAGGATTTAACCCCAATACTTTGTGGGATACCCTTATCATCGGTCCATTTGGAAATAGCAATAATGGCTGATTCCAAAGAGGTCTCAGAGAGATCCGCATCTGGATTCAATCGGTTTGACAACGTGCCACCATTAACCAATGGGTGACCGGTATCACAAAGTTCAACACCATCACCACCGGCATACGATGAATTAAATGCACGGTTGTAAATGTTAGCTGCGTCAACCTGTTTGGTATGAGCCATCGAACGCGCCAAGAATTTAGTTAGGCGTTTCGAAAGACTATCATACAGGTTATCTTCAATGGCTTCTTCCGTGATAGCAAATGCTAGCGCAATAGTTTTATGCGAGTAGCGTGCGATCCAAGATTCGCCAGTGTCGGCGTAAGTAACGCCTTGGCCTTCAGCTTTTTCGGCTGCAGCACCGAAGCCCGGAAACAGGACTTCTTCCTCAAAAGCCCGATTGGAGCTTTCAACATCGAATAAAGGAAGATGTTCGTTTTCGTAACCGTTGTACTCTTCACCGAAGATGGCATTAAGGCCGGGCTCAAGTTCTTTGAGAAGTTGTGCTCTAGTAACCATTTTTCAACCCTTCCCTTAAATACCGTCAACTGCGGCTTTGTTGCGATGCTCATTCGGTAGAACGTATACATCCATGACAGTACTCGCAGCAGTGTATTCTTGCTCAAGTTCAGCAGAATTCAACAACTTAAAGTTACCACCGGATCCCGTACCAACCGTAGAGGAATCGATACCCATGCCAGAACGCTTAACTGTAGTGTTACCAGCAGTGGTAGTAATATCAACCAAAGCACCAACGTCAGCTTGAGTTAACGCGGAACTATCTTGGTCAGCTTCAGCCTTGAAAACCGTATTAGGATCATCATAGACATAAGCTTTAGCAATCGTGCCAGAGGCAATCGATTGAGCAGCAGGCCATTGCGAATCAAAAATGACTTCGCCCGTTACACTAGACTGATACTCAACACCCCAAAAAACACCTACCATAAGCAGGGAAGCGGTGGAGCGAATCAAAGTACCGTCCGTGTGCTGAGCAACAACGTCACCACGAATAATATTCGTAGCATAGTCATCAGCGATCCGATAGTCAGACATGCTATTAGGAGTAGGGTGCCCACCGGGAACCCTTACAGGTACAAAACCATAAGGCATTATCTTTTCCTATCAGTTTGATTTAAAGATTAAAGCTTATATTAATCTTCAAATTCAGTTTCGTTATGAGGGCTATTTTTAGTAACAGAAGATTTGTTAGCCCTATGAATGCCTTTTCCGTCCATAGTTTGAGCTGCATTTTGATTAAGTTCTGCATCTACCGCTTGCTGAAGGCGGGCAGTTCTATCTTTGAAATAATCATTTCTAGATTCAGCTATTTCTTCAGGAACTTGCATCAAAATAAGATCACCTGAACGGACGACACCATCATGCGGACCTCCAACCATACTATCCGTATCAAAATTGCCAAGCTGATCTGGCTTGACAGGTTCATACCCTTGACGGGTCCGTTTGTATACGTTAGAGTTATCTGCATTGCCACGAACTTCGTGACGAACCCAGCGCCATTTCATCCCTTCAGGCGGTTCAGGGACATCTAGCATACCGGGTGGACGCCATTGGAGCGGTGCTCTCGATTCATTATCACGAGTGCTACGAGCCGATTTTTTTACAAACTGGCCGCGAGAATTTCTATCTGTAGCTTCTGTCATCGGTTTTCTCCGTTCTAGGAAGCAGCAATACGCTGCTTCTCTCGCGCATATTTAACTGGATCTACTCCCAACCTTTTGGCTGTGGCAAGTTCTCTTTGAGTAAGAGAAACTTTACCTTTAGATCTTTTACCTGTGGTGCGCGATCCACCGGCAACTATTTGTTTAACCCGCTGTTGTGATTGCGGGGTAGTTTCAGAATCTGTAAATTCTTCTGGGAACTCATTTCTAATACGAGAATTAAGTTCTTCATAATAAGAATCTACGGCCTCCTGATCTTCAGGATAAGGAATAAATCCTTCTTCCATTAAATCTTGATGAATATCTGCTGCAGAAGCAGTCATCATTTTATGTTTAGTAGAATCCCCACCAAACCATAAATTACCTTTACGCCAAGCTAATGCAGATTTATCAGGGCGTTGACGACGTGGTGCTGATTGACCAACAGCAGCTTCATTATTTTCTTGTCGTTTTTCCTGTGCAGCATCTCGTTGTTCAACTGCTTGTCTAGCTCGGTCTAGCATAAGCTTTTCAGCTTTAACTTGAGCTAGATTATCAGTAGCAATAAGCTCTGCATCAATATCCCCTTCTTCTTTTGCTCTTCGAAGTGCGTGGATAACTGAATCTTCTTGGGAACTAATCTTATCTTCGTATTGATCGATAAGGGCTCGTTCTCTACTTTGAGTCTTGGCTTCTAATTCTGTAGTCTTATTAAGCATTTCAGCAATTTGACTATCACGTTCAGCGATAGCTTCTTCTGCTGCTTTTGCTCTTTTAACTAATTGCTGGATTCGACGCTGTGCCCGTCCTCCCAACTTTTTAGTATCTTCTTCCGATAGTTCATTACTACCTACAGTTTTCTCAGATTCTTCTTTTTCTTCTTGGACAACTTCGATTTCTGTTTCTCTATTGTCCGTTTCGTGGGTTTGCTCTTTATCCCCATCCTCATTGATGATCGTACCAACATCTGATAAAACTATGTCCTCTTCTAAAGGGCCGTCAATTCCTGCTTCTTCTAAAGAAGCTTCTTCTTCTGACGGTTCGTCAATTACAATAAATTCGTCTTCGTCTGCCATTTAATCCTCCATAGCTGCGAACTACGTTTACGCATATTTACAATTTAACATGATGAATATAAGGATTGCAACCTATTTAATAGAAATCCCATCAGGATTTTCTGTAATTCCTACAATCTCTTCATCATTCATAATACGATATTCTGCATTTCGGTAATTAAATTTCATACCTGCAAAACGTTCAATTAATACAAAGTCACCAACTTTAACCCAAGGATCACCATGTCTTTCTTCAGTATATGCTAATGGTCCTAACTCAATTACTTCACAAATAACTGTTGACATTTGATTAATTTCTTGAGTCTCTTCTGCATAAAGAACACCTCCATCAGATTTAGAAGGAGATTTTTTAGGCTTTAATAATATACGCCAGCCTGTAGGGTGTACTTCAATTGTCATCGTCATCGGCCTCCGATTTAGTTAATTTTTCTACTTCTTCTTCAACTCTTTTTTTAAACTCTTGCATAGTCATTGTAGAGCCTTGAAGATGCCAGTACTGATTAAAGTCTGTCACACCTCCCACCATATGAGAGATGTTAGCTTCAATTGACTCATCCAGTACTTTAATGAGTCGAGAAGCAAGCAATTGTGCTTGATACATTTTTAGCCTCTATTAGTATTTCTAGCTTTTTCTTTATTAGCATTTATTTTCATTGTTTCCAACATAACTTTTGCAGAACGATCTGCATCTTCGTTGGAGTCGTCTATTTGCATTTGCTCTTCATCTAGGAGCAATTGTGCTTGATCAATAGTATAATCTAGTTGTTGTTTTCTTTCACGTAAATCAAGTTCTTTATCTCTTAGAGCTTGTTCAGGATCTATCATTTCTCCTTCATATGCCTTAAGTTTTACTTCATCAAGTTTTAATACAGCATCACTAGCCTGCATAGCCGCTAAAGCAATGGCATTTTCTATTTCAGGGGGTATCTTTTGTTGTCCTGCCATTAAAGCTTGCGCTGCTTTAGGATCATGTTGAGCTATCATTTCTACCATTTCTTTACGATGTTTTGCTGCCATATGTTCATTTAAATGTGCTGTCATAATTTGACGCATACCTTGATTATCTTTAAATGCTTGGTTATTTAAAATCATAGAATGAACTAGAATATGAGCATCATCATTTTGATGTGGTTGTACAGTAAGAGGTTGCCCTACCATAGCAATACTATTTTCAAAAACAGGATCCCCTGATTGAGGTTGCTGTTGTTGTTTAAGATATCGTTCAGGAGATTCAACACCCATAGCACGATAGAGATCTAAACGAATAGCATTCATATCATGAGCACCAGGATCTTGGGCAGCTACTGAAATAATAGCATTAAGTTTAGCTACTCTGTGAGCTTCAGTAGGCATATTAGGATCTGAAACAGGAATAATATCAATTGTATTTGGATCGAAATCCTGTTTAAATACTTCCTGTTGTCCTCCTTCTATTGGATAAGGATAAGAATTAGGAAGATATTGAAAATTAAGTTCTGCTAAAAGATTAAGATCATGTCCTTGGGCAGCATGAAGTCTTTGATGTATAGCACTAAATAACTTACCTGACTGTTCTAAAAGGGCAAGAGTTGTACCTACAGGACCATAATTAGAAGATTCAGAAACAACTGCATCTGTTTGATCCGCAAATTCTTTAGCAGTTTGTACCATAAAAGTCATTAATTGATATAAAGTACTAGAAGGTTCTTTATATGGAAGAGGGATCAAGGATTTATTAAGATCCCCTGCAGGGGCATTTGCTTCTCGCCATTCACCAGGAAGCAAGGGCTCATCGGGGGCCAGCATTCGGAGCCCGTGTGCTTTAAACCCTGCAGGGAGGTTGGAGAACGTACCAGCATCTACCAATTGTTGAAGGGAGGAAGTGGCAGTTTTAGCTAGTCCTCCAATTAAATGAAGATAACCATAACCATAAAAGCCTAATCCTGGTACGAAACAATAGTGAGTAAACCAAACAATTTTAGATTTATTGGGATCCGCTTCTTTCCAATTACGGCGAATAGATAATATCTGTTCAGAATCTTCATCAATTGTAATGACATAAGGAAGGGCCAATCCAGAAGGATCTTCAAATAAAGGAAGATCTATATTAATATGAATTTCAAGAATTACACGAGGATCATTCTCTTGCGTAGGACGAGAACGTCCTTGCATTTCATCTACAAGTTCTTCAGTCTCATCAAGATCTGGAGCTTCAGAACTAGAGAGTTCAATTTCAGAATATACCCCTGCCATTTGATAACGTTTAATTTCATTATCTGTCATAGTCATTTTATGGGTATATCGTTCTGCAGTTTCTAAATCATCTGCATAATAATCAATTACAAAATCTTCACTTTTAACTAATCTAGAAGTAGGTCGTTGAAGTGCAGCATCATAATATGTTTTCTTAAAAGCAGAGCCAAATAAAGCGCAATGAAAAAGAAGCTTATCTAATTGTGGCCCGTACTCAGGCATAAGTTTAGTAGTTTGATAATTCATAAATTCTTTAACACGATTAGATCGTGCTTGAGCTTCAGGAGAAGCTGTACCCATAATACGTGTACGGACAGGTCCGTGTGCGGGAAATAACTCTTTATATGCTTTAGCTTGAAATTTAACTACAGCTTGACTAAGAACAGGGTGACTTGCCCCACAAGCCCCAGGAAAAGGTTTATCTTTTTTAGTTATTGCAAAACCTAAAAGTTCAACTGCATCAGCAGAAATCCCCTCCCAATCACTACGAGATTCTTTATCTGCATCATACAATTCCATTACTTCAGAAGCGATGTCTTTAAGTATTACTTCTCCGTCTTCTCCTTGTTTATAAACCTCAACTAAATTAATATGATGATCATTAGGATTTACAGTTTGATCAGGAAGTATATCAGACTCTCCCAATATTGATTCATTCTCAAATAAAACTTCCATTGCAGGAGTTTCATCAAGAGTATATTCAGGAGCATCGACGTCTGGAGAGTCGTCAATTGGAATTAAATCTGAACGTGCGGCCATTAGTAGTATCCTCCTTCAACGGACCTATTTTTAAGTATAGCACTTTCATTAACGTTATGCCAGGGATCGTTTGTATTTGTAACATAACCACCCCCAATCATCCAAAGGATAGCCTGAGTTACTGTATCTACATAATCATCATTAGCCCCATTAGGAAAAGTACGACATTCATTTATTACATCAAGAGCCCAAGATTTATCCTTTGGACAAAAAATTCTTTTATTATGAAAAATTGCAGAAACTGAATAAGCACGAGCTACTTTATCTCGTTCAGGATTAAAGGCAATTACAGGAAGGCCTGCAAGACGGAGTTCTTGAAGTAAAGATTGTCCTGAAGCTTTCTTTTCAATAAGAACTGTATCTGGAAGATGTTTATTATATTTCTCCATAATCTTTTCACGAAGTTGAGGAAAGGTCCAATGTCCTCGACCAGCGCCAAGCATAATCATAGATTGTGCTTCTCCCATTGATTGTGTTGTTTGATTATAATAAGAATTTGCAAAGATTCCCCATAAAGTATAAGCTGAATAATCAGCAGATTCTTTATCAGAAAAAGCCGTGTCTAAAGATAAAAGTATATGATTACAAGGAGGCGGAGCAAAACCATCCCAATCTTGCCAATATTTATCTTTAATAATACCTCCTTCTACAGGAGTTGGATTCTGCATATAAAGTGCATCCCATTGAAAAGGAGGCATATTATGTTTAGTAGCAAGAAGTTCTTCTGTAGGCCAATGATATTCTTGATCAATACCAACGGCAGGCCAAAAGGATTCTCCTATTTCCATATCTGGATAATTATTATTTATAAGACTTTGACTTATAAGAGTTTTACGAGCTAATTTTAAAGCTTCTTGACTTTCATGCGTTACAAAAGCAGGAATACAAACTACATCCCATTTATCTGCAAAGGGACTTTCTTGTTCTTTCTTAAGAAGATCCCCACTAAGATCATCTTCAGCCCAACGAGTTTGTACAACAACAACACGACCACCGGGCATAAGGCGAGTACGAAAACCTCCGGGATACCAATTATTAACTGCATCACGTCGAGTTTTTGAAAAAGCATCTTGTTCACTAATAGGATCATCAATAATACCAAGATTAGCTCCTTTACCCGCAATACCTGTTCCTGCACCAGCAGCAGTAAATCTACCTTTCTTTGTAGTTCCCCAAGAATCTGCAGCTCTATTATCTTTTCGAATTGCAGTTTTTTGAAAAATTGTTTTATAATCATTAGTTTGTAGAACATCACGTACAGCTCTTCCAAAATCTGTTGATAAATCTGATGAGTGGGATACTTCAATAAGTTGCCAATCAGGGTTACGTCCAAGACACCAAGCTGGAAAATAAATTGAAGTAATTAAAGATTTAGAAGAACGAGGAGGAACAAATATCATAGCACGTTTAGAATCCCCTGATTCTACCCGCATAAGAGTATCACATAGAATACGATGATGTGGTCCTACACTAAAAGTAGGATCCATTAAAATTATAAAAGAAAGAAGATCATCTCTTGCAGCTTCTACAGCAAGTTTAGTTAAACGATCTCTAGTCTCTTTGGTATATATTTCATTCATTAATGGCCTGTATCTTTAGGAAGATATTTTATACCTCCCCATTCGACTATAATTTTTTTAAGTTCTTCAGGTTTTTTATTAGATTCCGAAACTTCTTTAAGTTTTTTATAAGGATAGAGAGGCTCTTTAATCTTTTTTATCACCATTAACCACCTTAAGTTTAGGGGCCGCGGCACGTAACATACGATTTACATCTTGTTTAATAGCATCATCATTATCCCCAGTGGCCCACGGGTTTTCAATTTGTTGAACTTGTTGCTTATCAGTAAACATAGCAAAATGTTTACCTATAAGTTCAAGCGCACGAAGTGCAGATGGAAGCTCATCATCTCGTTCAGCGGCTGTCGCAATTCTAGTGAGACGACGTAATACTTCTTCAGGGGTCATACCTTCTTTAACTAACATATTTTCTCTATACCAATTAAGATATGTTCTAATTTTAGGCTTAGCAAAAAAAGCAGAACAATGATTTTCTGCATATTGAACAGAATAATGAGCACGTTTAAGAGCATTGGTTTTATCTAAATCTACAAGATACTCAACACAAGCTAATTTCTGCTTATCAGTAAGATCAAGATCGGGTTCAGAAGTTTTTACCATTGAAATGTATTCCTATACTCTGTATAATTATAATTAAGTCTCGATTAGTGTATATCGTCTATAACTTTATCCCCCTTAATAGGGGGATTTTTTTATACAAAAACTGGATATTTCTCATCAGCATCACTAATAAATTCTACATTAAAACTTTCACCGCATCCACACATAGATTTAACATTAGGATTTTCTACCATAAGTTTTTGTCCAAATAAATCTTTTTTATAATCTACTTCCATACCAGCTAAATACATAATTGACATACCATCAATTATTAATTTACCTATATTTAAATCTAATACAACATCAGTAGTATTATTTTGTATTTTTTCTAAAGGTTGCCAATCATAGTTAAAACCAGAACATCCCCCGCCCTTTACTGATAAAAGAATACCTTCAAAATTATTCTCTGAAATAATAGAAGAAAGATGTATATTTGCTTTTTCAGTTATTGCTATCATAAATTTTCCTTACTATATTCTTTCCGAGGGGGGCACTCCGGCTTACGGGGTTTCCTATTAGAGTGGCGTTCCTCCTTCCTCGTTACGGCGTTCAGCCACAGTTTTAGTTACTACAACTCCACGTTCTTTAGTTGTAGACTTCTTTAACTCTCCGTCCTCAAATTCTTCGATCAACATCTTTCCCTCTTCTAAGGGGTGTTTAATTTTAATAGATACATCCTTTGTCATAAGTCCTCCTTATCTATATCAGGGTAAGGCCAGCCCTCATCTTCGTCACTCCAGGAATCAAAGTTATCGTCTTCCCAAGTAGGATCTAGAGATAAAGATTCATCACTATCAACAGGAGTCCAATGCCCACTAATCCAGCGATCAGGACTATTACGGCGTACTTGTGTGAGATAATCATGGGCGCGGCCATAAGAAATCATTTCGTGAACTACTACTTCACGATCTTCCACATAAGTAATTTCAAGGGTTCCTAGCTCTTGTTCCATATTTTTATTATAACATCGAAATAGAAAGAGAGCAAGTAGAATTAAATATCTAGGCCGTAGTCACCATGCCTAAAATCTTCAACGAATATCTCTTGTAGAATTTTTAAAGGATCTGATTTTTTAGTTTTTTTATCTTTTTTGGCTCTTAAATTATGTGAAATCATATCTTCTAACCATAACATAGGCTCATATGCATCACCATAATCATGAAGATCTTCTCGTAAGGGAATTCTATTAAGTAAAATTTCCATAATATCAGAAGAGCCCAGTCCTTCAATTTGTTTAAGTCTATTATCCCTAATAGATTTTTGTATATTTTTAGGTAGGAATTTAAAACTTTTATTTCCAGACATATTTTCAGGATCTTCTACATCTAAAATAGTATTTCTTCCTTCTCCATGATATACTATTGGAGGTAAAAGTTTATTAGGATCATACATTGCTCCTTTATCAAGAGTTTGATCTCCTTTATAATCACCAGAATAAATACCTTTATGGTATTCGTGTTCTGGATAAAGATGGGTTCTAGTGTGAGGGTCTCTATCCCTAAACGTTTTTGCTACATACTCAGAAAATCCTGGAGATCTCTGTACTTCCTCTGCGGTGAGTTGCTCTAATCCATATCTTTTTTCAGCCATTTTATAAATCCAATTTATAGCCCTTACCAGAAATTCTATCGTAAATTTCTAGATAGCCAGAATCTCTTTGACGTAAGTCAACGTCATATCCTTGCCCTTTTAAATACTTTTTAAAGTCTTTACTAGACATTTTATCTTGTGCCCATAAGGTACCTTTATCTTGCAGACCTTTAGTTTTTTTATTCCAAGGTAAAGAAGGGGGCCAGGAAGGAGAATAATCCCCTTTTTTAGGACTTGGGGTATTATGTACGCGCCAAATTGGAATGTCTTGAGAATCGGGGGATATATTTTTAATGGGGATATTTTTAACATTAGTGTTGGCAGAGGGGCCAACAAGCTTTTTTACAAGTTTAGCACTCTTACCTGCTTTACGTCCAAGTAGATCTAAGATACCCCCAGCGCCCAAAAGTGTGGCGGGATCATAAGGAGTAAATGTATTATCTTCAGAAATCTCCCCTGTAGGATTAATTATATTATGCAGAAGGCGTAAAGTATCTTGGTTACTTTCACTATCCCGCATATCCCACGTTTCATATTTTTCTTGTCCAGGGGCCTTCGGATAATTATCACTAGAAATCATATCAAAGAGAGAATATAGGGGGTTATCCATAATTACTCTTCAAAATCTTGTATTAATTCTTTTTGCATACAACCGCACTTACAATCTTTTTTGCCGCACTTTGGGCATATCTTATCATCTATTACGCTATCACTTTCCCAAGGCGGATATAAATTCATCTTGGATTTATATTCATTCATTTCCATAGCCCTTATAAATAACATACCGTTCATTCTACAGAATTAAGAGTGGCCCCAATTAAAGCCTCAAAATCTTCATTAGATACTCTAGGTCTAGGAACCGGTCTCTCCTCATATCTCCTGCTTCTACGTACACCAACTCTATTATCGGGACTTTGAAGAGATTTAAAATATTGATCTAAAAATCCTTCAAGTTCTATTAATTGATCAGCAGGAAGGTTACTTAAAGATTCCGCATCCCACCGAGGGGACGGCCCCACTAAATTGGCTAAAGCAGCCATAGGACGTGTATGACGAGCTCCCCATTCCTTATCACGTTCGACAGGAAGACGCGGAGGGGCCTTACGACCAGCCCCAAAAAGATTAGCAATACCTCTAGCCCCTGCGCCTACAGGACTCCAAGGTAGGCTAGCCCAGTCATCTACATCTTTATAGTAATCACGAGTCTGTTCTCTTAAGCGACTTGTAACGGGATTAAGGGGATTATATTTAAGTTTTTGCGCCATAATTCGAAATCCTTATAATAGGTATAGAAATATTATACATAAGGGAGAAAGCAAAATGCAAGGTTTTAAAGTGTTATAAATTTTCTTGGAACAGGATGGCCCCGATTATTTATCTAGTTGAGAATCATTCTCAATAGGCGTCAAAAGTTGCTAAAAACTTGGCTAGTGTAATACATATAAAACACTGCTGCTTATTTCTTCGGGTGGGGGTCTAATCAATAGGGGGTGCCCGGTTTGACATGGTACAGAATGAAACACTTCAGACACAAAAAAACCCTCCCGCCCGAAGGCGAGAGGGTTAGGTTTGTTTTAGCCTAGCACTCGATCTAGGACATACGCGCTGTTCAATCGTCCACGCTCTGTTTGAAGGTAGGCCCGGTTGTCCCGGTTATCCTCAAGAGGTAAATCAAAAGGCTCGCCATCTTTAGTGAGATAAACGAGCCCGGCTGCGGCTTCCAGTTTGTATGGCGCATCCATCACATACGCTGACAATGATCGATTTGTTCCATTGGCGAAATGCCAAACTTCTTGCGAACGGCGTCTTCATTCGAGCCCCAAATATATTCGAAATATTTGGTATTCGGCGCGTCTTTATACGCCCAAGTAATGCGCCATTTTGAGCGATATTCGGCGTGAGCGGGTTTACCTTTCGGCGGTATCATCGTAATCCGCTGATACCCTGTCTTTCTATTTGCCATGATCGTTATCAATCCTTTCGGCAAAGTGAGATGTTAAAAGAGTAGGGGGGACGTTCTGTCCCCCCTATGTAGTCCCGGTTTATCTAGTCGGCTTCATTACGAAAGCATCGTAAACATGTTGACGCCGACTTTCACTACCTCGCCGTCCAAGCTAACCGGTTGATTGCCACGGGTTGAGGCTCTTGTGAGGCTCTTGCCCGAAGCGCTTGGGGTTGCGTTCTCCGCCGTAGCATATGGCAGTTCGATAGTGACTTTGGTCTTTTCCTTATTCAAGGTGCATTTGATATCCATAAGTAGGATGTCCTTTCGTGCGAGTTAAGAGAGAATAAGGCGGAAGCGGTTTCTCCCGCCTCACCAAAGATATAGTCATATATATGTCGATTTGCAAGGCCCGGTCCTTAATTGACCTAATATTCTTTTGGATTTTTCTCGTACTGACAGAACAGAACTGAACAGAACAAAAGAAAAAGGCCAGTATCCGTAGATACTGACCTCAATCTCTCCTCTCTTAGTTGAGCATGGTGAACATATTGACACCAACTTTGACCACTTCACCATCCAGACTGACTGCCTGATTGCCTCTGGTGGTCGCCCGTGTCAGGCTCTTCCCAGATGCAGATGGCGCTGCGTCTGCCTTAGAGGCATATGGGAGTTCAATGGTCACTTTCGTCTTGTCTTTCGACAAGGTCACTTTCATGTCAGCCATTGTGCTGACCTCCTTTCTATTGAGCGGGGCGACGGGTTTGCCGCTCCGTGACCAAGATATAGTCACGCCGTCGCTGGATTGCAAGCCATAGAGACACTATATACTGTCTGACCTCAATCGACGTCACCTTAAAAGAGTAGAACAGAACAGAATAGAACAGAACTGAACAGAAATAGGATTGAATCTGGGAATTTTTAGAGATCCTCTAGGAAGCTCATAGAAGCCCGTAGAAGCACGAGAGAAGAAATCTGGACCTATACCATGTTTTTAACGGAGAACACCATTCACAGGCCCGTAAAAGGCCTTCTAGACCCCATTTTACCCCACTTGCACCTCGCCTTTTACAACATAGCG